TTAAGCGACATTTAACTCACTATTCTCAAATAGCTGTGTCGTTGTTTCTTTTTTCTCTTGTAATGCAGCCATTGTCTCTGCGGTTGAAAGAATAGCTTCTTTCCCCTCTTCGCTTGCTTTACGGAAACATTTTACCAAGTGGCATTCTATGGCAGTGAAATCGGCGTTGTTGCGCTCAATACTTCGGTTTTCTGTTTCTTTCGGTAATTCGTTTAAGGCTTTTTGGAGTACTGCTAAAGCCTGCTCTACGGTAATTTCTTGCGGTTTCTGAGATTGTTGGGGGGGGTTGCTTTCAAACCCTAGGGCTTGTTGCACTGCCTTGGGCATATCACCTACATAATATTCAAAAACATTTCCTTTTACACCTTTCTTTCTACGTCTCTGCCAGTTTTCTAATTTGGCTTTTTTGGTTATTCCTTGAACAGTTGTAGCTAACCCTCCTACCTCAAGTAACTCTTTAATTTCATACCATTCTTGGATCATCTTAAATACCTCTAACTTAAACTTGGGTTAAGTTAAGCATTCTTTGAGTGTAAAAAATATTTTTCATTTAATATCAAATGGTTAAATTTTAAATTCAAAAAATCTCAAAAAAGTCTAACTTAATCTCTTGACTTAACCTTAGGGATTAACTTAAACTTGACTTATTCCATAAGGTAACACTGACGTTTTACACCAGAGTTTAACCCAAAGTAAGTTTAATTTAAATGCAAGGAGAGGTTTATGCAGAAAAAAGATTGGAGTCGGAAGCGAATTGTTTATGAGCTACACGAGCGAAATATTACGTTGAATTCGCTTTCAGTGAAGTCGGGATTAGCTCCTTCCACGTTAAAAAATGCGTTACGGGTGAGTTATCCCAAAGGGGAACGAATTATTGCTGATGCTATTGGCGTGGATCCTAAAGAGATTTGGGCTGCACGCTACGCGGAACGGGAGAGCCGATTATGTGGGTAGAAATAAAAAATATTCTAGGTCTTGGAGGGTTGCCAAATAGTGTTCAAGGAATAACCAAAAAAGCCAAATTAGAAAACTGGCAGAGAAGAAAAAAACAAGGAGCTAAAAATGCTTATGAATATTTACTTTCTACTTTACCAGATGAAGCTCAAGAAGCCATTCGCCTTAAATTTGCCATTAAAACTGTGGAAAATAAGCCGAAACCGGCATTGCCTCAAGGTCGTGATACGTTAAATTTACGAACTTGTAGTGAGAAGCAAATTAATATTTCCGATGCACGTATGGCTGTTGCACGTTATGTGTTGCAACAAGAAGGGACGAAAAAATGTCAACGGCGAAAATTAGTGCGATTGGTGTGTGATCAGGTGAAACTCAGTACTTTACCGGACGTTGTGCTAGATATGGTGCGTATAGCCAATGCGAAACCGCGCAATGGCTTATCTTTAAGTGAACGTACGTTATATGAATGGGTGTTGGCTTATGAGAAAGCGGAAACCGCAGAAGAGCGTTTGAAGTCCCTTGTACCGAAAGCACTTGGGCGAAGAAAAAAAGCATGGAATGAACACATTTGGATGCGTGATTTTCTCCCTTTTTATCAAACATTCACCGGGATCACTGTGGCACATGCTTATAAACGTTTTATTGCTGCCTATGATGGTGAAAAGCCAAGTCTTCATCAAGTCCGACGTGTGATGAGTGAAGTGCCTGAAATTGTATTGCAACGTGGCAGACTGACCGGTGCAGCCTATGCCCAAAAAATGCCGGTAAATCGGCGGGACTGGGAAGTATTTGGACTCTTTGAGATTTATGTAGGGGATGGACATGGTTTTAAAGCCAAAGTGCGACATCCTGATCATGCTCACGGTTTTCAGCCGGAAGTGACAGCAATTATTGATGGACGCACCCGTTATTTAGTGGGCTGGAGTTTGGCTAAATCAGAAAGCGTGATTGCCGTGGGAGACGCACTAAGACATGCGATTGAACGCTACGGATTACCGTTGATTTATTACTCCGATAACGGTGGCGGGGAAAAAAATAAGCGGTTGGACTGTGAAATCACCGGTTTATTTGCCCGCTTAGGAATTACCCACAAAACCGGACGACCGGGCAATCCACAAGGACGGGGTTTAATTGAGCGGCTTTGGGAAACTACATTAATTCCCCTCGCCAAAGAATATGAAACCTCGGTGGCGAAAACGGTGGATAAAAGTATGGCGCATTTGATACACCGAAAAATTGAAAGTGCGGTCAATGCTATTGAAAAAGGCAAAGCATTAACGGCGGAACAGAAACGGTTTTATAACAAGATGCCCCGTTGGGAACAGTTTATTGCTGATGTTGAGCGGGTGTTTGAAGAATACAACCATACTCCACATAGTGAATTACCGAAAAAAGTCGATGGGAAAAATTTTAGTCCGGCGGAATATCGAGACTGGATTATGGAACATGAACATCCGGAACGTCGATTACTGACAAGCTTTGAATGTGAGTTGTTATTCCGACCGGAAGAAATTCGTACAGTGGCACGTGGTGAGATTGAATTGTTTACCAACCGTTATTTCAGCACTGAATTGGCGGAATATCATGGCGATAAAGTACGAGTGGGTTTTGATATTCACGATCCGAGTTATGTGATTGTTAAAACAATGGATGGCAGATGGATTTGCCGAGCCGAGTTAAATGGTAACAGAAAAGCAGCTTTTGCACCGAGTGTGATAGAGCAAGCGCGTGAGAAAAGCATTAAAGCGGCAAATAAACGTCTTGAGAAGAAAATTGAGCGTAATAGCCGTGAGTTACAACCGGTTCATACCATTGAACATCAACCGAGCTTTGAGTTGCTACTCACCAAAGCCAAACCGAAAGAAGAGCCTACGCCGATTTTCTTAAACAAAGTGGATAAGGAAATATGGGAAGCGGAAAAGAAGTTAGTGAATGAGTAAGGAGTTAAAGATGAATAATCAAGCCAATGAATTAAATCGTGAATTACGTGAATTGCTTTTCCGTTATTTGCGAGTGTGTGATAGCCAAACCGAACAAGAAAAAGCGTGCGCTCAACAAATTCTGATACGTGCGACAAAGATTGAAAATGAACTTAACCGGTTCATCGAGGCTGACCCAGAGCTTTGTCGATATTCGCCTGAACCGCCTTTATCTTATTGGCAGTTTCCGCATCCTTTAAAGGCTTTTTACGAGGAGCAATGCCAAGGTAAATCGCGTCAGCAAATTCTTTTAGAATCGCAAGATGACGTTGGCACATTTGCGGATTGTCAGCCTTGCTGATCCAGCTAAGGGGTGAATATTGATAGTCTTGCAATTTTTGCACGATGAAATCCGGAGAGATAGCGGATTGTTCAACAGCAGATTGTAATAAATCTGCCAAGATAGCGCGAAGATACATACATTCATCTTTTAAGCCTTCGATTTCAGTTTCAAGTTTTGCAAATTTTTTTTCAAGTTCATCAATTCTGGACATAGCGATTTCCTTAGCGTGAATGAATTTTACAAATTATAGCGGAGCGAAAAATGAAAAGCCAAGAATTAAAAGCCTTTATGAAAGCAAACAAAATGAATCAAAAACAAATTGCACAGGCATTGGCGGTGTCGGTGGGGACGGTAAGTCTTTATTTGAATGGGCAGTATCAAGGGGATGTGCAACGCCTTGATGACAAGGTGGCGGAGTATTTATCACGTCAAGATAAGAAGATTTTGAATGTGCGTTATAACCGTCAATTTGTGCCGACTTTGTTGGCTCGCAAAGGGATGGAAGCGATGGAAGTTGCTCATACGGAAGGGGAAACCGTGGTGATTTTTGGCGCAGCAGGTTTAGGCAAAACCCAGCTATTAAAAGAGTATGTCAAAAACCACTCTTCAGCCATCTTTATTGAAACGGATCCGAGTTACACCACAAAAGTGTTATTGCGCAAAATTGCGGAAGGCTGTGGCGTGGCGACGCAAGGCTCAAATAATGATGTATTTGAAAAGATCATTGAAAAGTTGGAGGGATCTGAACGTTTATTGGTGATTGATGAGGCGGAATTGCTTTCAACCCGTTCATTGGAATTTGTGCGCCGCTTGCAGGATAAAACCCAAATTGGCGTGGTGCTTGCGGGTATGCCCCGTTTATTAGTGAATTTGAGCGGCAAAAATGGCGAGTTGGCTCAGTTACATAGCCGTGTCACCAACCGACTAGATTTAGGCAATGCCTTGCCGGAAAAAGATTTGGCGTTGCTGACCCAAACTGCTTTAGGGACAGATGAATTTAATGCGGCATTTATTCGGTTTAGTAAAGGCAATGCACGCCGTTTGAGTAACTTAATTAAAGGTGTAGTGCGATTGGCAGAGATTAATGAATGCAATATTACTTACGAGATGATTGAAGAATATAGCAAAGTGTTGATGGGTTAAGGAGCAGACAATGAGCGAACAAATGAACCGTGTGGCGTATGCATTAAGACGTGAGGGTGTGCAGATTGTGGCAAGTAAAGACGGGCGTTTCCCTCGTATGGTGATTTTAAATCCTAGCCACCGTTTAATGCAGAAAGCAGTGCAAATGACAACTTATAACAATGGCGTAAGAACGGTGCGAAATATGGCAACTGAACAAGGTGTAACGGTGTATTGGTAAGGAGGAATAATGGCACGTCGTCAAATTTATGCCGTCTATCGGGGTGAAGAGAACTTAGGCGACGGCACAGCGGAAGAATTAGCAAAGAAACTGGGCGTACGCCCGAAAACAGTACAAAGCATGAGCGCACAAAAAGGTGCGTGGCGGAAACAATCCAATAAACGGTTAATTGTGATCAAACTAGATAAAGAAGAGGTGTAAAAATGGCAAAAGTAGTGATTGAAGGTAAAACCTATTGGCGTGATGCCAAGGGCAATTTAACGCCGGATGAATTAGTAAAAGAGATTGATAAAGAGCGTGATGCCTTGGTGTTGGAATGGATTGGCAAAGGCAAAACAGTCAGCCAAGCCATTGGCGAATTTAAAGGCGGGATTTTTGATGATATTCAGGCGTTTATTGAACTCTCTGCGGAAAAATATCAAGCCAAAGTGGGCGGTACAAAAGGCAATATCACGTTATTTAGCTATGACGGTAAATATAAAATTCAGCGTGCCATCAATGATCATCTGCAATTTGATGAACGTATTCAAGCGGCGAAAGTGTTGATTGATGAATGTTTAAGTGAATGGTCGGAAGGCTCTCGCCCTGAATTAAAAGCCTTAATTGAACGTGCTTTTGACGTGGATAAAGAAGGCAATTTAAACACTTCTCGCATTTTAGGTTTACGCCGTGTGGATATTCAAGATGCACGCTGGCAGAACGCCATGCAAGCCATTAGCGAAAGTGTGCAAGTGGTGAGTTCTAAAGCCTATGTGCGGCTTTATGAGCGGGTGGGCGAAAGCGATCAGTATGTGCCGATTGCGTTAGATGTGGCGGGGGTGTAGGGATGATTTATTTTGTCATTAGCCTTGCAATGATATTGATATTTCTTGGTTGGTTGGCTTATTTGGGGTCTAGAGAGTAAATATAAAACCCTTTTCAACGCTCTTTAAACTCGCTTTAAGGGGCGTTTATAAAGTGTTTTAACCCATAGGAGAAAATGATGATTTACAGCGTAAACATTAATGCCATCTGTGATTTTGATACAGAGGCAGAAAATGAAGAAGACGCAAAAGCCTACGCTATCGAAATATTCAATGAGATAGCCGAGCAATATGGCGTTGATTTTAAATTTAGAATTAATTATGCACTACCAAAAGAAGAGGATGAGTAATGAATAAAAACATCAATAAATTCGACCGCTTTAAGTATTACAGCTCACAAGCGGCAAAAAATGAGCGTAAAGGCAAATTACAGGACGCTAAAGAGCAATGGGCAATCGCAGAATTAAATGCGCCGGGCGTTAAAAATAAGGCATGGTGCAAGCATCGTGCCGCATTTTGTGAACGTGTATTGAGAGAACCGTTTTAGGAGAATTTTATGAGTGATTATATCGTACGTCTGTATGACGTCATTGAAGTAAAAATGAGAGCTGAAAGTTTAGAACAAGCGATTGAACTTTGTGATTTAAACACCGCACCGCAGTTAACGGGTGTGATTGTAGAAATTGACAATGTGATTGAGGGGGAAGAAGTATGAAAAAAACAGATATAGCCCAGCAAATTGTCGATATTCAAACTTTATTAGAAATTGCCAAAGATAATGTGTTGGAAGAGAAAAATAATGATGCGTTGAAATTATTGCATCGGGCAAGTCGGGAAATGAAATCAGTGGCGTGGAAGGTTGCGCCGGTGTTGGGGGAATGAGGATGAACAATGCAAAGCATTATTTAGTGACATTAGAAATTAATGTAACAACGGCAGAGGATGATTTGACATTTAATGTCAGCGCAGCATATCGAAATCATCCGAATAATTATGTTAAGGATATGATGAATTTAATGATGTTCAAATTGGTTGCTGTTGTCCGTGCCGGTTGGTTAGCACTTGAACGTGTTGATCCAAACATTGAGTCCGTATTTTCACACAAATTACATTTTGATTTTAAACAATGTACTGATGATGAATGGGAAGTAAGCGCTGAAACTGAAATTAAGGATATCATCGGACGAACTTTAATTGATTTAAGTAAGCGTATTTTTATGGAAGATCCAAGGATTGATGAGCTTATCGCATTAGCTGATTAAAACCCATTTACAGCCCATTTACCACATCAAGTGGGCTGAATAATGTGTTTTACGACAGGAGAAAAATGAAAAGCAACAAAGACAAACTGCTTAGGAAAATCAAAAAACTACTGGCATTGAGTAAATCAACTAATCCACATGAAGCGGCAAGTGCGTTAGCTATGGCACAAAAACTAATGGCAGAAAACCGGATTAATCAAGCACAGGTTGAATTTAGTCAAGCTCATACAAAGCAAAAAACTGCGATTAAATCAGCCCGCTATGTACACATGTTAATCGCAATAGTTAAAAAAGCATTCGGCGTAGATGCGTATCTTTGTAATCAATATCCTGGGGAAGATTGGTGTGAAAATAAGATGCATATCGTATTTTTCGGTATAGATGAGCGTCCTGAAGTTGCGTCATATTGTTTTGATGTGTTGTATCGCAAATTGCAAACTGCACGTAAAGCGTTCTTAGATACGCAAAGCAAACGCCTGAAACGCAGTACACTTATTTCACGGGGTGACCGTTTTTGTGAGGGATGGGTTGTCGGCGTGAATCAAAATGTGAAGCAATTTGCAATGACACCGGAAGAAAAACAAAAAGTGGATCACTATAAAACCTCAATATTTGAGAATGAAAAGTGGAGTGAACTCAAAGTGCGATCAGCCGGTGACACGAGAGATTACGGTGCATCACAAAGCGCAGGCTACAGACAAGGACAACAAGTTACACTGAATCATGGTGTAAACGGGAAAGAAACAGTTAAATTAGGAGTAAAACAATGACAGAGCAGATTTATGAATTTAAACAGGTGACAGATATTTTGGTGCTTGATGATAAGCAGTTTGAACGATTCTTAGCGGATTTTAAAGAATGGTTTCGCTTTCAAAAACAGGTTCGCACTGATGTAGAAAAGCTAAGAAAAATAGGGATTAATATCACGGTAGCGGATGTGATTCGTTGGAAAGATGATGCTCTCATCGGCGTGGGTAAAATTACGATTGATGTACAAAAGGCACGGGATTATTAAAACCCATTTACAGCCCATTTTAACCGCACTTTAAGTGGGCTGAATAATGTGTTTTAAATATGATTTAAACGAGGTTTAAAGATGAAATGTAAATGCCCTGCTTGTGGGGCGGTGCTATCGCTTGATGTGTTGTTACAGCATGAACAAGCAACACAGGCGGTGATGACGGCAATGCAATTTAACGGTGAATTTGGGCGGTTAGCTGTGCAGTATTTGGCACTATTTCGCCCGGGAACGTCAGCCCTTGCGATGAATCGTGTCGCAAAGTTATTGGGGGAATTAATGACTTTAGTCCAACAGGGCGAATTTTCCCGCAACGGGCAGGTTTATGCTGCACCTCTAGATGCATGGATTTATGGGTTTAACACGGTGCTTAATGGTCGTCATAATATTAAACGCCCATTAGTCGGGCATGCTTATTTGTTGGAAGTGATGAGTAAATGGCAAGGGCAATCCCTTGAGCCGGCAATAAACGTTGCGGCGAAATCCCATCAACAGGCTCCATTAAGCAGTAAAACCGGTCAGGCATTGGCGAATTTAGCGGAGTTTGCAAATGGAAAAGGATGATTGGTTAAATGCTGTCATTGCAAAAGGGCTAATGGGGCTTGTGACGCTAAGATTACCCAATACGCCACCGGAAGAAATCATTGTAAAAACGGCTCAAGTGTGGGTATTGGCTCTCACCAAGGGGATGGGTACTAAGTGGGTAAAAGAGCGGGATAAACCTCGCATTGAGAAAGCCTTTATGCGACTTTATGCAGAGTGCGACAGATTTCCTAATCCTAAAATGTTGGTTGAGCGTTTACCGAAAGATTACCCTGAAACATTAATGATTGAGCGGAAAATGACTGAAGAAGATCGCAAACGTAACAATGAAATGTGTCAAAAATTACGAGAAATCTTAACGGGGGTCAAAATAAATGCTTAATCGTAAAAGTTTAATGGCTAAGATCCATATCGGTAAAAAACAGTTGGGGCTTGATGAAGAAACTTATCGTCAATTCCTTGCCAATCTTACGGGTAAAAGCAGTTGTGCGGCAATGGCGGCAGAGGAATTACACAAGGTATTGGGAGAAATGGTGAAGAAAGGCTTTAAAGCACAGTCAAAATTTTGGGGAAACCGCCCAGTACCAAAGGAAGATAAGAAAGTTTATTTGGCAAAAATTACCGCACTTTTGGCAAAACACGGCTTACCAAAGGAATATGCAGATGGTATTGCTAAACGTTCCTTTAAAGTGGATTTTGTGCATTGGTTGCACCCTTGGCAGTTGAAAAAGGTGGTGCAGATGTTGTCGGTGTATGATCGCAATAAAAAGGCGTTGTGAAAATGGGTAGGTAGGTGTAAATTAAAGGCTCTTTTGAGCCTTTTTTATTGGAGAAAATAATGAAAAAATTACTCCTTTTAGTAATATTTTCTTTTCCGCTGATTGCTAATGCTGGGCTTTTTAGTGATGGGAAAAATGACATTAAAATTTTTAAAGACTATCCCTTTGATATGCACAAAAGTGAATTTACTAAGCAATTTCGATACTTTGGAAAGTGTCAATTTGATACTGGAGTAAAAATTTGTGCGCCCGAGGGATACGAATCGCTTTATGGTATCAAATTTAACATAGTGATTACCTTAGAGAAGAATAAAACGAATGGAATTATACTTAACACAACCGATGGGTTCATTAGTCGAGCTGATTTTTGGGAATTGTTTAGGGGAGTTCTCAAATCAGGATTTGTTCTTTATCAAGTAGAAGATAAAGAGGGAAAAGCAAACATCTTTGATGATATGTTTGAATCAGCTAAGGTCGGTTATAAAGTCAATAATACCGATCCTAAGTTAGATATTTTAGAATCCAAAAAATCAACATCTCAGAAGTTATTTTATTTGGAAAAAGACAAACTGGATTCTATTTTGAGAGCTGGACGAAAGTTTTCATCTTCTCAAGAAATTGTCGAACAATTACCTAAAGATACTCGTTTTATTGAAATGGATGTTAATAGTATTAATGGTGAAAGTTACTTAGTGGTACTAAAAATATCATTACCCAAACTCAGTGTCTCGACTAATGAGAGACCAACTGAAAAGTTCTAATAAAATCCCGTCCCGTGCGGGATTTTTTTTCATCTTTCTCCTACCAAAATTCCTAACTTTTAAAAATCTCGTGTTAAATTGCGCCAAAATGTGATTTGACAGGGGGTGATTATGCAGTCTCAATTTGAACGTGTTGCCGATTGTCTGCCGGACGTGGTGTTAGAAATGGTGGAGCTGGTTGGGTTTAATGATGTAGAGAAAATTGTTCATCAATTTGGTGGGGTGAACTTTCTTTTTTCCGATGGTAAAGTGTATTTCCCTAAACTCAAAGCCTTAATTGGGCTGGAAAGTGCGGTGAAATTGCGCCGTTATTTTAAGTCGGAGCGGGTTTATATTCCTCGCTGTGAAGTGGCATTGCGTTTATTACGCAATGAGCGACTAAAAGCCGATTTTGATTTTATTACGCAACAAGAGAAAAAAAGCGGGCGTATGGCAATGTTAGAGCTTTGTAAAAAATACCAACTTTCTGACCGCCATGCATGGGATATTGTTCGCACACTTCAGTCAATGTCCCCCTATCAACATCAACAAGCTACACTTTTTTAAGTGTCGGCGTGTGGAACTCCCTCCTCCATTCAACGCAATCTTTTTATTACACAATACCCTCAATTCTGACAACGAATGAGGGTATTTTTTTATGTCTTTAACTTTTCAGCAAATTTTCGATCGCCTTATCGGACATGAGGGCGGTTATGTCAATGATCCACGTGACCCCGGTGGTGAAACAAACTGGGGGATCACAAAACGCACGGCACAGGAAAACGGCTATATGGGCGCAATGCGTTCTATGACCCGTGAACAAGCATTTAAAATTTATCATTCCGCATTTTGGGTGCGTTATCAGTGCGAAAAAATGCCATCGGCCGTGGCGTATCAATTTTTTGATACAGCGGTCAATCACGGTTTAGGCAATGCTAGCCGAATGTTGCAACGTGCAGTCAATGTGGCGGATGACGGTGTGATTGGTAATTTCACCCTTACAGCAATCAAGAAAATGGCAGTTTCTGATGTGATTATGCGTTTGAATGCAGAGCGTTTGGAGTTTTACTGCAAATTATCCACTTTTGCGACCTTTGGAAAAGGTTGGGTACGTCGTGTGGCAGGAAATTTGAAATACGGAGCAATGGACAATGAAGTTTAGATTTTTAGGTGTATTTAAACGGGTTTTTAACCGATTTTTTCAACGTCGTCAAAAACCGTTAGCTTATCGACCGCACTTTTTTAGTAAAAATGCGTGGAGTTATGTCCGCCGTGGTAAACCTACTCCGGCGGAAGTGATTATGTGGAGGTTGAGCCAATGAGTAATAAGTTTGTTGAGTTATTTACCAATAATGACGGACGAGCCAGTACCACGGGTTTTATCCAGTTTTTTGGCTTTTTAGTGATGGCGGGCGTGTTGATTTATTCGGTGTATTTAGACCGAGCTATCACCACGGATTTGTATTTTTATTTTGCTTGTTTCTGTGGCGGTTCTGCCGCAACGAAAGGTGCAGTGGCGGCATTTCAATCTCGTGAGCGAGCGAAATCAGAAACAACCTCTCAAGCCGAACCTGAAGACAGACCGAGGGGGATTTGATGAATATTCAAATGATGTTATTAGCCATTATCGGTGGGCTGATGGTGGTTGGCTATATTGGGCATAAATTGCACCGGGCAGGCCGTGAAATTGACCGTTTATTAAAAACCAATGCGACATTAGAACAAGAAAAATCCGTCTCCGAGACGAAAGTCAAACATTATGAAACAAGGAAAAATCATGAAGAAAACAGTCGTCATGCTGACCGCTCTTCTCTTATTGACAGCTTGCAACAATCGGGCGATCTCCGTGATTAATCCAAGTTGTGCCGGTTTTTCGTTGATTTCAGCCAGTCGGCAAGATACCACTGAAACCCTACGCCAAATTAAAGTGCATAACGACACCTATCGGGAAATTTGTGCAGGTAAGGAGGGACAATGATGGATGATAAATGGTTTATCGGGCTTGGTACGACGTTGATTATCAGTCTTGTCGCTTGGGCATGGAAATCAGTGAATGAGAAAGTGCAAGACAATGAGAAATCTATCCAGCTATTGGAAGAAAAAATGTACCGTGAATTTCAGAGCAAAGAGTTGGCCAGTGTAAAAGATCATCACATGCACGAAGTGCTCACGGAAATTCGGAGTCAGTTAAAAGAAATCAATAAAAAGTTAGATTTAAAGGCGGATAAATAATGTCGGCAAGAGAGCGAAAACGCTTAGAGCAATTAGCAGAAAAAGAGCAAACCAACGCTAAGTTAGATGAAATTTTAAGTTTGACACGGCAAGTCGGTCATAAAATCGACCGGTTAGACGGACGAGTGGATGATATTGATGTGCGCTTGGCAAAGGTAGAAAAAAATTTAGCTAAGTTAGGTGTAAAAGCCGCCGTTGTGGGTGGGTTGAGCGGTTTATTGGTTTCTGTTGGGTTTGAATTAATCAAAGCCAAGTTTGGAGGCTGATATGGCTCACGATGAGAAAACGAAAGCGGAAGTGCGCCGTTACTATGTGTTTGATTGTTTAACCCTCGAAACGGCAGCAGAGAAAGCGAAAGTCTCTTATAACACGGCTCGCCGTTGGAAACGTGAAGCCGAAGCCCGTGGGGATAATTGGGATAAAGTCCGTGATGCCAACACCATGGCAAGCGGTAAAGTGGAAGATGTAGCACGAGGTATGCTAACCACCTTTGTGCTTTATTTTGAAAATACCATGGAAGAACTCCGCCAAGCGGAAAATTTGCCGGTGAGTGATAAAGCCAAACTCATCCAAGGCTTAGGCGATTCCTACGCCAAAATGGTGGCAAGCAGTAAGCGGTTGTTGCCGGAGGTGTCAGAATTGGCTGTAGCAATGCGAACCGTTGAATTATTCGGTGAATATATTAATCAACACCATACCGCATTAATGGAGCCTTTTATTAACGCACTAAAAGGATTTGGCGAACTGGTCGAAAAGGAGTTTAAGAAGTGAACCTTGTCTCTTTTATTTTTGTCATTGCTGCCTGTCTTTCTGCCCGTGATGGTGGGGATTGGGGTTGGTGGGTATTTTTTGCGATATTGGCGAGTGATTAAATGAAAAGCAAAGATTTTCTAAAAGAATTAGCCGCGTATGCGGACAGCCTGCGTCAAAAATTAGAAGCCTCTTTTGACGGGTGGGACGACACACCCGAAGCGGTGGTTGCACGGCGTAAAAAAGTATTAGATCCAGTTTCGGGCTATGACTTTTTTGTGTCGAATTATTTTCCGCATTATGTGCGCTCAAGTAGTCGTTCGCAGTTGCACAATTATCTTTTTGAGCAATTACCCCTCACTCTGCAGCAACCCACATCAGTACATTTAGCGATAGCTGCACCCCGTGGCGAGGCTAAATCTACTTTAGTGTCGCAGTTGTTTACGCTTTATTGCCTCGTTACACAGAAAAAACGCTATGCCCTGATTGTGATGGACAGTATCGACCAAGCTTACCCTATGCTTGAAGCCATTAAAGTGGAACTGGAATTTAACCAACGATTGAAAATTGACTTTCCTGAAATGGCAGGACAAGGGCGAGTTTGGCAGGCGGCAACAATTATCACAAAAGCTAATCAGAAAGTGCAAGTGGCAGGTTCGGGTAAAAAATTACGGGGATTACGCCATGGCGCATATCGTCCTGATCTTGTGGTGCTGGACGACATAGAAAATGATGAACAAGTCAGAAGCCCTGAACAACGGGATAAATTGCATGATTGGTTGAAGAAAACCGTGCTTCCACTCGGTGCGGCGGGTGATAAGTTAGATGTGGTGTATATCGGGACAATCTTACATTACGACAGTGTATTAAACCGCACGTTGGCAAGTAAGGCGTGGAAAACCGCTAAATTTAAAGCCTTAATCAAACAGCCTGATGACATGGCGTTATGGGATAAATGGGAAGATTTTTATCTTAACGAGGGCGAAGCGGTCGCGGATGCCTTTTATCAGGCAAATAAAGCGGCAATGGATAAAGGGGCGGAGGTCAGTTGGGCGGCACGTCCGATTTTGACGTTAATGAAAATTCGGGCTCGTGATGGACATGCCACCTTTGACTCGGAATATCAAAATGACCCCTTAAGCAGTGATGATGCAATGTTCGCCAATAGTCTCATTTACTGGACGGAATTGCCGGATGATTTGATTTATTTTGGCGCACTTGACCCCTCAATGGGAAAAGCCGGGGCAAGTCGTGACCCTTCTGCGATTTTAGTCGGGGGGTATCAACGCTCCACAGGCAAATTATATGTGGTCGAAGCGCAGGTGAAAAAGCGTTTGCCCGATTTAATCATTGAAGATGTGATCCGTTTGCAACGTCAATACCGCTGTCAGCGTTGGTTTGTGGAAACCGTACAGTTTCAGGAATTTTTAAAAGATGAGTTGGTAAAACGTTCGGCTCAACGGGGTTGTCCGGTTCCGGCCACGGCAACCAAACCGAACACGGACAAGATGTTGCGTATCGAAAGTTTACAGCCTCACATGGCGAATGGATTGATTTTACTCCATGCCTCGCAAGCCACACTCATTGCTCAGTTACGACATTTTCCGAAAGCCGACCATGATGATGGCCCGGATGCTTTGGAGATGTTATGGCGTAATGCGGTGACGAACTCGGCCCCGATTGAATGGGTGGGGTTAAATGATTTGGAAGGTGATGATGAGTTGGATGATTTATACAGTATTTGGCGCAGTTAAGGTGGGATAAATGGGATTTTTAGATAAAGTGAAAGGCTTTTTTAAGATTGAGGAAACCGAGGAAACGCAAACCGATGAAGCGAATGTGACGGCAACAGGACGGGTGTTAGACGATCACCCATCTGCCCAAATCACACCGGGGAAACTGAAAAGCATTTTAGAGGATGCGGAAAACGGGGATATTCAGGCTCAACATCAACTTTTTATGGATATTGAAGAGCAAGACTCTAGCATTGCCGCCAATATGATGACCCGCAAGCGGTCGGTGCTCACGCTAGATTGGCGTATTGTTGAACCTCGCAATGCAACGCCTGCGGAAGAAAAACTACAAGCGGAAATTGATGAGTTGTTCCATCAATATCCGAACCTTGAAGATCTATTTGTGGATTTAATGGATGCGGTGGGACACGGTTTTTCTGCCTTGGAAATCCAATGGGCACAAGTGGAGGGGAAATGGGTGCCAAAAGGGTTTAAACCTTGCCCGCAATCTTGGTTTAACCTTGATAAACAGGATAATCTTTTACTCCGTACACCGGATAACCCGATGGGTGAGCCGTTGCGCCCCTTTGGTTGGGTAGTACATCGTCATAAATCCCGTTCGACCCAGTTGGCCCGTGATGGGTTATATCGCACGCTTGCGTGGCTTTATATGTATAAGCATTATTCCGTGCGTGATTTTGCGGAGTTTTTAGAGCTTTACGGTATGCCGATTCGCATCGGGAAATATGGTGCGGGTGCGACAGCCTTGGAAAAACGTACATTGCTGCGTGCTTTGGCAGAAATCGGACATAATGCGGCAGGGATTATGCCGGAGTCTATGCAAATTGAGTTGCACAATGTAGCTACAGGGACATCATCAGGTAACAATCCCTTCTTGCACATGGTGGATTGGTGTGAGAAATCCATTGCCCGCTTGATTTTAGGGCAAACTTTAACGAGCGGTGCAGACGGTAAAAGCTCCACCAATGCATTGGGTAATGTGCATAATGAAGTGCGTCGTGACTTGATGATAAGTGATGCCAAACAGATTGCACAAACTATCACGAAGCAAATTATTTTGCCTTATTTGCAAATTAACGTTGATCCGAATATTGCACCCCATCGTGTGCCATACTTTGAGTTTGATACCAAAGAATACGAAGATTTATCTATTTTCGCCGAGGCGTTGCCGAAATTGGTCGAAATCGGTGTAAAAGTACCGGAGAGTTGGGCGAGAGATAAATTGGGGATTCCGGAAGTGCAAGAGGATGATGAGTTGTTAAAACCCCTTCAAAGCGAATTTAAAACGGATTTAAACGAGGATAAAACAGCGAAAAAACCGACCGCACTTTCGGCTCATGTTATAGGATGCCAGTGTGACGGCTGTTTGGGCAAAGTTGTGGCCCTATCTGCAAAATCAGGAGAAAAAGATGAACAGGCTTTGTTAGACGAAACGTTAGATGAAGCCTTAGAACAGGTTGATTTTAACCAACAACTTGACCCGATGGTGCAAAAAGCGGTGCAAGTGATGTTGTCTTGTCACTCTTATGAGGAAGCGACAGAAAAACTCGCTACGCTTTATCCGGAATTGACAGCAAAAGCTCACCACGAGTATTTAACCCGTGCGATGTTTTTATCAGAACTTCTAGGGGCAAGCCATGCCAAACCTTAGTTTTGCGCTCGGCTTGCCACCGAAAAAAGCCATTGAATTTTTAAAAAGCAAAAAAGCCTTTTTAGATCATATTGACGAAAAAGGCTTGATGGAGAGCGCAAGGGCGAAAGCCGCCCGTATTGCTAACCTTTCCAGCCTTGAGATGATGAAAGATATTTATCAATCTTTGATTGAGGCCCAACAGCAAGGGCAACCTTTCGTTGAGTGGCAGAAAGGCATTTTTGAGCATTTTAAAAAGAAAGGTTGGATTGCGGGTTATGATAAAGGTTATTTATTGGCTGATCCGAAAACCGGGGAATATTTTGGTACGCCACGGCGGTTAGAAACCATTTATCGCACCAATATGCAGGCTGCTTATTCGAGCGAGCGTTATCAACAAATGCGGGATAATGCGGATAGTCGCCCTTATTGGCAATATTCAGCGGTTAATGATGATCGGACACGCCCAAGCCATTCGGCGATGAATGGCTTGGTTTATCGTTATGATGATCCTTTTTGGAACGTATTTTATCCGCCTAATGGGTTTAATTGTCGTTGTTCGGTGATTGCTTTGGCTGAACGGGATATTGCACGGCGTAATCTCGTAGTGGGCAACAGTGAAGAACGGTTAATTGACTATGAGCGCAAAATCAATGCCACGCAAACAGAAAAAACGACGGCATTTAAACTCTCTGATGATAAATGGGTGGTGACTGACCGAGGGTTTGATTATAACGTGGGTCGGATGATGTATAAGCCAAATTTGGATCAGTACCCGGAAGCCTTGGCACATCAGTTTGCTAAACGTGAAATGGGTGGCGAGGGGTTTAAGTTTGATTTTAGACAGTTTGAAGAAGAGTTTAAACAAGCCAAACAGCGACTAAATTTAAATGAAAAACTCACATCTGATGATTTAACAGCGGTGCGTAACCAGCTGCGTCGTGAATATAAGTTTGCGGCGGGAGTATTAAATGTAGCAGATAAAGCGACATTGAAAAGTGAAACAGCAACCGTGTGGCTTTCTGATGATACGCTCATTAAGCAGTTTAACAGCCGTGATGGACAAGGATTTGGCTTGGAGGAATACGCACTATTACCCGATGTGATCAATCAACCCGATAAAATTATACCGGATGAATTGGGTTATCAATTTTATAAGCAAATTAATAACAAGAAGATCATGGCCGTGTTGAAAGTATTGGGGAAAGAGAACGAGATATTTATGCAATCTGTTCGCTTTGTGAGTGAAAAACAATGGAGAAAAGCATTTAAATAATTGCCACTAGGTAGGGCTCGAACCACCTACACACAATCCAAGGTACTCTTTCAACCTATCGTCCGCGATCCTCGAGATTCATCGCTTTTCTAGTGGCTAAGGACAATATAACGATGATTGAAATAAAAATCAACAATGAAAAAGAAGTGGTGGCGTTGCTGGAGCGAGTGGCGGAAGGCATTCGTTATAATGTGCCACTGATGCGTATCATTGCCGGTACAATGCAAAGTGCGGTCGATCAGAATTTTGAGGCAGGCGGTCGTCCGAAATGGTTGGGCGTAAAAAGCCGTCCCGGTGGAACGCCTTTGATTGATAGTGGTGCATTGCGTAATAGCATCCATGCAAGTTGGGATAATGATGAGGCGCAAGTGGGGACAAATTTAAAATACGCCGCCATTCATCAATTTGGTGGTAAAACCAAACCGCACAAAATAAAACCGGTCACCAAGAAAGCCTTGGCCTTTGGAGGTATTGTGCGTAAGTCGGTAAATCACCCCGGAAGCACCATTGAGGCTCGTCCATTCCTTGTCTTAACCCCACAAGATGAGGAGGATATTTTAGATGATGTACAACACTATTTTCAGAGTTTGATGAAATAAATCCAAAAACCGCCCTAAATCAAGTATAGGGCGATTTTCTTTTTTATAGGTATCATTTTTCGAGTTTAAATTTTTAAAACAATTTAAAGCGGTTTTAAAACGTTTTAAAATGGGTTTAAGCTAAAAGCTAAGTATTCATTTTTTATTTCTTCTCTTTTAGGGCGTGTGGAACTCCCTCCTCTCTTTTCATTTTTGCCTTTCCGTTATTCTGTTATCCGCTATTAAAGAATGAGGATAACAAACGATGCACATTAAGCCGATTGCGTTAAGTTTCGAGCTGAACAAAAAAACAAATGGGCGTATTCAGTTATTCCCTTTTGGTCGTTTTTATTCGCAAGATGAACGCACCGAAGGTGCAGGAGGCTGGTATGTAGATGACAGTAATGGCTATGCGCTAGCCGACCAAATTAATCAGCTTAAAATCAAGCTGATGATTGACTACGAACATCAAACATTATTTATAAAAGATAACGGCAAACCCAATCCTGCCGCAGGATGGATGGAAACGGCGGAATATATTCCCGGTGAAGGCATTTTTGTCGATGTTGACTGGACAAAAAAAGCACATAAACAAATTCAGGACGGAGAATATCGTTACATTTCTCCTATGTTCTTGAGTGCCAAAGACGGCAAAGTAACAAAAGTGCTGAACGCCGCATTAGTAAATCGCCCTGCTTGTCACGATTTGGCAGAAGCGATTGCCTTTTCATCTCAATTTAATCAACAACAAAAGGATAATTCTATGCTGGAGTTATTATGTCAATTATTCGGTGTGAAGGATGCAACCGAAGACGAAATGAAACAAAAATTAACCGCACTTTCTGCCGCAAAAGGTGACAGCCCGGTAGCATTAAGTGATGTGTACGGAAAACTGAAGGAAAAAGACGGCGAAGTCGTTGCATTAAGCGCAAAAGTAGGGGCTGAACCCGACCCGAGCAAATATGTGCCATTGTCTATGATGAAAGACGTGCAAGATAAATTGGCGGCGTTGAGTGCTCAAGTGCAAAGCGACAAAGTAGCAGATTTAATTCAAACCGCTCTTTCTGATGGTCGTTTATTGCCATCGCAAAAAGATTGGGCGGAAAAATTAGGTAAAGCGGATGTGACCGCATTATCAGACTATTTGGCTGTAGCAACGCCAAATCAAGCTTTAGCCGGTGGAAGCCAAGCCAAAGAAGATCCTAATCAGAAAGTGGTGGCGTTAAGTGCAGGAGAGGCTGCTGCAGCCCGAGCTTTAGGGATGACAGAGGCGGAATTTATTGAAGAACACAAGGAGAAAAAATAATGAGCTTTAAAAAATCAGAGGTTTTAAAAGCAATTGAAAGCCAGTTTAAAAAAGACTTTGTGGCGGGGTTAGCGTTAATTAAACCGCAGTGGGATATGGTGGCGATGAAAATTTCATCCAATACCAAAGTAAATACCTACGGCTTTTTAGGTCAATTCCCGAAAATGCAGGAATGGGTAGGAAAACGTCAGCGTAAAGCGATGCAAGCCCAAGGTACCAGCATTGAAAACAAACTTTATGAAAGTACGGTAGGAGTGCCTCGTGTAGATATTGAAGATGACCAAGTAGGCTTATTCCGCCCGATGGTGAAACAAGCGGCACAAAGTGCGGCAGAGTTACCGGATGATTTAGTTTTTGGATTGTTAAAAGAAGGTAAAAATACGCTTTGCTATGACGGTCAAAACTATTTTGACACTGACCACCCTGTTTATGAAAACGTGGACGGCACAGGCAATAGCAAACAGCAAAGCAATATTACCACCGGTTCTAAAGCTGATGCACCAACCTTTTATATTTTTGATACCACAAATGCGGTTAAACCATTAATTTGGCAAGAACGTACCGCACCGGAAATTGAAACAAAATTTGATCCGTCAAAATCCGATACTGTCTTCAATGAAGATGTTTATGAATGGGGTGTGCGTGCTCGTGGTGCTGCCGGTTTTGGTTTCTGGCAATTAGCCCATTGTGTGGAGCAAACAGAGCTTACGGCAGAAAGCATTATGGCAGTGATTGCCCAAATGCAATCCTTAAAAGGCGATGGCGGTAAATTACTAAACATTCGTCCGAATGTGATTTTAGTGCCACCTGCTCTTGAGTTTAAAGCTCGTCAAATCTGTGAGGGTGAGATGATTAACGGTACGACCAATATCTTAAAAGGTCGTTTGAAAGTGTTGGTTTCACCGCAAATCATTTAAGCGTAACTATATTGGGCGGGAAACCGCCCTTTAGGAGTAAACATGGCTCGTCAAAGACAAACAACTCAATCGGAAAAGGATAAAAAACTTAATACTCCACCTTCCGATAGTCCAAAGAATGATCTTCCTGTGCAGGATAACGCACAAAAAAAGGAAAATGATAAACCCTTGGATGATGTTCCAAAAACGAATGAAAAAAACGATACCCCACCGCTTCAACCCGAAGGGCATGTTATTGAACCCATCGCTTATGCAGTGAAATTACGCAGTATTCACCCGCAAGCCAGTTATGGGCGTGCCGGTTTTCGTTTTACCAAATCGGAAGAAACGGTGATTAACGTCACAGATATTGAGCCTGATAAGGTGATTTTATTGGCGGAAGATCCTTGGTTGGAACTTGTACCTATTTGTGAGGAATAAACCGTGAATTACGCCAGTGTGGATGACTTTGTATTGCGTGTAGGTGAGGTGCAAGCCATTGAATTGACCGACCGGGATTTGCTTGGTGAGGTGAATGAAAATTTACTTGAAGTCGCTTTGGCGGACAGCTCAAGCCAAATTGATGGTTATTTGGCTGCACGTTATACCCTGCCCCTTGTTACTGTTCCACAAAATCTAGTGCGACTTTGTTGTGATTTAGCACGCTATCGTTTAGCCAGTATGTCCGGTGTGAAAATCACCGATGAGATCATTGAACGCTATAAATTAAGCCTGAAAGAATTGCAGGATATTAGTTCGGGCAAGGTCTCACTGGGTTTGCCATTGGCAGATGAAGGGGCGGATAATCAAGACAGTGGCGTGATTTTTACTAATCCGAAAAACAGGATTTTTAGCCGTGATAACACAAATTGAACAAGCCTTAGTGGAGCGTTTACAGCGTGGATTAGGGCGATTAGTCAGTACAGTGAAAAGCTATGGCGGTGAGTTGGATGATGAAAGTCTTAGCACATCACGCTTACCAATTTGTTTAGTGACCTTTGGCGGGGCACGCATTGAACGCATGGGGACGAATGCTAAACGACACCAATCCACGGCTAATTTTGTGGTTATTGTCGCTGTCAATTCATTGCGAAGTAATCTTGCTGCCCGCCAAGGTGGCGTGGATAAGCGTGAGGTTGGGGTTAATCAGTTAATTACCGCCGTGCGCCGTTTATTGGACTCACAGACCTTAGGGCGATTAGTGAAACCATTAAAACCGACAAAAGTGCGTACGATTTTCAACAACGCTACCTTTAAAGGCGGGGCTATTACCGCTTATGCGATTGAGTATGAAGCGGTTTATGACGATTTAGCCCCCCTTGAAGACGGCTTGTTTCCGGAAGCGACCCGTGATGTTGAAAATCCTGATTATGTGTTTACCCGGTATCAGGGCGAACATTCAGAACCTGACCCAATGTTAGAACGCATTGGGGGCAATATTTATGATCCGACAAATGGCGCAAGCGTGCCGTTTGAGGTGGAGACAAAACATGAAAGTTAAAGCAAAAGCCGGCATTAAAGTGCCGATGGAAAATCAACCTTATATCTATATTGAACAGGCGGTCGTTGAGGTTGAGCCGACAGTATATTACCAACGCCGCATTCAGGACGGTGATTTAATTGTGGTGAGTGAAGCTCGCTCACGTAAACAGGAGAAAAACAATGGCTGAAACTAACATTGAATTTGACAATATCCCTTCCAGTCTTCGCTTACCGGGTGTTTATACAGAGTATAACGCCCGCAATGCGGTTAGCACATTACCGACTAATGAGCAAAACGTATTGATTGTTGCACCAATGTTAGATGGGGATAACGCTTTTAGTGCGCCAACGCCGATTTATTCGGACTTAGATGCTAAAACCGCCTTTGGTGCAGGTTCTTGGGCACATTTAATGGCTCGTTTGGCAATCAAAAACAATGCCATGATTCGTTTAACGGCAATTGGTCTGAAAGATAATGAGGCGGGTGTTGCCGCTACCGGTTCTATTGCATTAAGTGGTACATCGACCAGTGCAGGCGTGTTAAAAGTGGTGATTGGCGGCGTGGATTATGCGGTTGCTATTAGCAAAGCCGAAACCGCAGAGCATGTTGCAAGCCGCTTAAATGCCGTGATTAATGCCGGTGAATATTGTCCGGTAACTGCAACGGTTGAAGAAGGTACGATTAGCCTTACCGCAAAATGTAAAGGTGAAATCGGAAATGAAATTGAAGTGACGGCTAATATCACCGCCGCTGATATGGCAGTGAGTGTAACAATCCTTGCCAACGGTGCGGAAAATGCGGATTTATCGGCCGCACTTGCGAGTGTTGCCGGGGAACATTATCACGTGATTATCTCCCCTTTTGCTGACGATAAAAATGCCAAAGCCTTACTTGAGCATTTAGATGCCGTGGCAAGCCCAACGGAGAAAAAACCGGGTGTAGGTGTGCTAGGTTGGCGTGGGTCAATGGCGAGTGGTACAACCTATGCCGAAAAAATCAACGATGAGCGTGTGACCGTAGGTTGGTATAAAGGTGCTGTGGAATCTAATGCGTTAATTGCTGCAGGATTTGGAGCGATTATTGCAGGTCAAGAAGACCCGGCAAAACCACTCAATACACTTGAAATTAAAGGTTTAACGCCGGTGAGTGCCACACAAACACCACTTAAAACGGAAGTGAACCAAGCCTTATTCCACGGTTTAACACCGATTATGGTGGTGAATAACCGAGTACAAATTGTGCGTGCGATTACTACTTACACCAAATCCCCGGCGAATGTGGATGATCCGTCATGGCTTGATTTAACCACTATTCGTACTTTGGATTACACTCGCAAAGCCATTGAACAGCGTATTGCGTTACGCTTCCCTCAATCAAAATTATCTAATCGCACCCCACCAAAAGTGCGGTCGGAAATTTTGGATGTACTTTACCGCTTAGAGCAGGAAGAAATTTTAGAAAACGTGGATGCCAACAAGGACAAATTGCTTGTGGTGCGCAATGCAAAAGACCCTAATCGTTTAGATACGGTCATTCCGGCTGATGTGGTAAATGGCTTGCATGTAGTGGCAAACCGCATTGATTTAATTTTATAGGAGGCGTAGATGTCTGAAAAATATGCAGGTTCTGCAGTGCTTGAAGTTCATGGTGTGGAAATTGAAATTCAGGATTTGAGTGTTACTAAACAAACCGGGCGTAAATTGGTAAAAACCATGAACTCGGAAGGCCGAGCCCGTGGTTTTGCCAAAGGGATTGCGACGTGGGAGATTTCACTGACTGCGGCAATGCCAATTGACGGCTCGGAAATTGATTGGGCGGGAATTAGTGATGCCAAAATCACGATTTATCCACTTAACCAAGAGGATAAACGCACCTCTTACTTGGGTTGTTTTACTACCCAAGTGGGAGAGAAATACACTGTGGACAATGAAGCGGTGATTGATATCCAAATGAATGCGTTGAAAGAGGTGAAAGAATAATGCGTTTATTATTTGGCCTCCCCTTTAATGACCAACGTCATTTTGACTTTGAGGTAAATCTCCTTACTTTGGGCGGTGAATGTGCCGCCCTTGAGAAAATTGCCGAGTTGGGTTTGGATAGTAAAGAAAAACTCAATAAAGCCGAGCAGATGTTAGTGGATTTGGCGTATTTATCCGAGCAATTTAAGGTGTTAGGCATACCGAAAGATACGCTCACACCGCAATTTTTGCTGAATAACCTTGCCACTGATGATTATGTGTTGATCACACAAGCCATTGCGGAGTTGCGAAAAAAGCACATCGACGCTGGGGAAAGCCTGAACAAGCCAAACACCGAATAAAACAACGCCACGGCTTGTTTGAAGCTGAAAAAAATTACCGAAGTGCGGTGATTTTATTGGCGAAATTCGGATTTACTGCACAAGAGGTTCGGGCGATGTGTCATGCGGAAGTTGCCGCTTGGATAGCAAGTTGGCAGTCATCGCAAGGGATAAAAGTGCAGGCAGAAAAAGGCAACACGGTGCATTACAACCTTATGCGTCGTAAAAATAAGGGGGCATAAGCCCCTTTTTTTGTGGATTTAAAATGAGTTTAAAAAGGGTTTAAACATGGCACAAATGACATTGGCGTTGGCATTAAAAGCACAAGATTATGCCAGCCGTGTGATTAATCAAATGCGTGGTAATGTCAATAAAATGGCTGATGAGCAACAACGCCATGCTCAACGGACTGCGCAAGTAACACAAAAAAGCTATCAGAGTGTGCAAGAGGCAATGCGTGCACGAGAACGCTTGGGGATTCGTAGTGAGAATGCGATTCAAGCAGAAATCGCACAAACCATTGCAAGTTACAATAAATTGAAAGCCAGTGGTGTGCTTTCTGCACGAGCCCTCGCCCGTGAAGCTGAGGCAACAAAACGTAAAATCGCCTCGTTGAATGCGGAAATGGGCAAAACCACTATGGGGCAACGGCTAGGTAATATTGGGCGAGGCATGGCAAGTATTGGTGCGGGTGCAATGGCAGGCGCAATGGTGATGGCTCAACCGATGAAAAAAGAGATGGATTATGACCGTCGCCTCGCCATGGTATCTAATACTGCCTTTTCAGATCGTGATGTAGCAGGACGAATTGCAGGCAAAAAAGAATTACATCAAGCCGTACAACGTGCGGTTGAAACTGGCGGGGGTACGAAAGAAGACGCTTTGGGGGCATTAGATACGATGCTTGCCTCCGGTGCAGTGAAATCAGATACGGCCATGAAATTATTACCTACTTTACAAAAGGCGGCGGTGGCGACCGGTGCTGATACGAATGATTTGGCGAAAATTGCGATTTCCTCAATGCAGCAATTTGGTATCAGTGAAGATCAGATTGGTGCGGTATTGGATAAAGCCGTTGCCGCCGGACAAGCCGGTAACTTTGAGCTTTCCGATATGGCTCGTTGGCTACCACAACAAATGGCCGCAGCAAAATCCGCCGGGCTTTCGGGTATGGAAGGGTTTGAAGCGTTATTAGTGGCCAACCAACAAGCCCGTGTAACAGCAGGGACAAGTGATGAGGCGGGAAATAACCTTGTTAATTTACTGGCAAAAATTACTTCAAAAGAAACTAACGAACGTTTCCAAAAACTCAAGATTAAAGGCAAAGACGGTAAAACCCACGGTATTGATTTTATTAAGTCAATGGAAAATGAAAAGAAACAGGGCAAAAACTCACTTGAAGCCTTTAGTTCCATTATGGATATGGTGGTAGGTGAAGATGACCGTTACAAATCCCTTCAAGCAAAATTAAAAACCGCCAAAAAAGAAGAACAGAAAGCCTTGTTGGAGCAAATGACAAACTTGGTGGAAGGGACGGCTATCGGGCAAATTATTTCTGACCGACAAGCACTGATGGCATTACTTGGTATTCGTAACAATGTGCAGTTAGGTTCAGAGGTAAAGAAAGAAGTGGGTAATGCAGAGGGGGCGGTGGATACATCTCATGCAGTTATACAAGACACTAACAGTGCAAAAGTTGAAAATGCGAAAAATGCCTTAGAGTTTGCGCAAATGGAAGGCATGAAAGGCTTTAATAATGCATTAGGAGAGGCTGCAACCAAGATTGCCGAATATGCAAAAACCTATCCGGATTTAACGGCCACTTTAACCACCGCCGGTACGGTGATCACCGCATTAAGTACAGCGGCGATTGCAGCAAGTGGTGCATTGGCATTATTAGGAGCAAAGCGTAGTGGTATTGGACTTGGTGATGTAGCAGATCTTGCCAGTGATTTTGGTAAAGGGGGAAAAACTAAAGGCCTTTTTAAAGGAAAACCTAGTTTAGGAAATCTTGCTAAAAACTTTATTTCAACTGGGGCTATTGTTGGAACAGGTTTGATGATTGCCGCTGATCAACGCCCCATTGAGGAAGCCAAAGCTGAAGAAAAGGCAGAAAGGAAAACCGCACAAGAGAAAGCCTTAGAAAACCAATTTTATGCGAAAGCCTATGGCGGGGATAAAAAACAGACCTTTCAATACAATCCGTCGACAACCGGTTATAACAAAAACTCAATATGGACAACGGCCTCCCGTGCCGGTGAGGTGGCAGAATTAGCACGCAAAGATGAGATAGCGGCTTTGCGTGTTGAGCGAGGCACGTTAACACAAGCAGAATATCAAGCTCGCACACGTCAAAGTGCGACCAGAATGGCGGATATTCGCAATCAAGGGCAAGCTTATTCAGGCCTCGCTCACGCCGCCAATGACACGGATTCTGCCCTAAACCGCACCTTGAGCAATTTATCGGTGCTATCTAACTATCAAACGGATTTTCAGCAATTTGGGCAAACCATTAGTGATGGGCTTAAAACAGCGATTGAGAGCCAAAATTTCACCATTCAAAACCAAATTAAAGTGGATTTAGACGGACGGCTCGTGGCGGAACAAACGTCTGAATATCAATATCAAGATGTAAAACGTTGGGGGTAAATATGGGATGGACGAAGCCGATTCAGCGGGCCAGTTTCCGAGGTGTGCGTTTTGAAGTGCTTTCTGTGGATGATGATTTTTACCGTTCCACCATTGAGCACGCCTACCCATTTGTTAATGGGGCGGATGTAGAAGATTTGGGGTTAAACCCATTGACCGTGCGAATGCAAGCGATCTTTTATGGTGATGGCTATTACACAGATTTTAAACGTTTTTTAAGTGTACTTGAAAAACAAGGAGCGGCCACGCTAGTACACCCGATTCGAGGTCGTTTGCAAAATATGATTTGCACCGGGGCAAATTTCCGCCATGAAGCCGATATGATTGACTATGTAGCATTAGATTTGACCTTTATCGAATCCACACCGGCTAAACCTATTTTTATCTTTAATCATTCCCTGCTGGCGAAAATTGATACCTTGCTCTCGGAATTAGAGGACTTTACCGATGATGTAATGACACTCTACGGCGAATTTTTAGAGATTGTCGCTTTTGGAGCTAATGTGAAATCTCGGTTGCAAGGTGTTTATGGGGCAATATTCGGTTGTTTTGAGCAGATTCGTCATTTATTTGATTTTGATAAAACCCGTTATGCGGTATCACCGGTCGTCACAAAAGAAAACTTTAAGGCTAAAGCAACTCGTTCAGTGCGTGATTTAGTACTGATGATTGATAGTGGATTGCATCAAATTGCGACACGACAAGAGTTAACGACAAAAGCGAAATTTGATGAGGTAATTCGCACCATTCGCCAGATTAAAACCATTCCTGTTGATTTAGTCAGCGGTAAAAATATTAAATCGGCGAAAGAACAAGCTACATTGAAGTCTTTAACCACATCATTTTCAAAGGCCGATACGGAATCGGTACATTTAGTGATGCAATTAGCTGTAAGTTCAGTTTTGTTGCGCATTGCCACAGAACTCATGGAAGACGATGAATTATTGCCACAAGATATTGATTACATCACCACGAAAGTGCGGTCACAAATTGTAGAGAATTTGCAATTACTGCGTGCGCAAACAGATAAAGAGCATAAAGGTGAACGTATTGTGGTACTCACTACACCCAATACCGGGTTTTATACGGCTGCAAATAAGACCGCAGAGCAATTACGCAATAAAGTCCATCAATTCACCGAGCTTGCTATTGCGGCGATTAATCGCAAACCGCCTTTAATGGTGAGAGAAGCGCCAATAAACGGCACAATACAACAGATTGCCCACGAGTTTTATGGCGATTATAAACGTGCTGATGAATTATTGCGGTTAAACCCGCAAATCCGTTATCCAAATTTGATTGAGCGTGGGGAGTGGCTGAATAGTTATGTCAAATAATTACCCTTATCACAATGATGTAGTGGTTGAAATAGACGGCAAAGCCCATAACAGCTGGAAAAGCTATGATATTGATAGTGACTTTTTGATTCCTGCCGATGCCTTTAGTTTTGATTTAGGCGTGCCGTCAAATAGCACGGTGCTACCGGATTTTTCAGGGAGCGAAGTGAAAGTAAAAATTAATGGTGAATTGGTGATGACCGGCATTGTCGATACAACACAACACGCTATTAGTAAGACGTCTCGTAGCTATCGTTTAAATGGTCGTGATCGGGCGAGCATTTTGGTTGATTGTTCGGCTCCTATCACTAATGTGAAAGGCATGACGGTATTAGATGCCGTGAAGAAAATTGTTGAGCCGCTTGGCATTAAACAGGTACAACTCAAAGCAGAAAACAACCCTACCTTGGATAAAGTGGATATTGAAGTGGGCGAAACGGCTTGGAATGCGGCAATGCGTTGTGCCAATTCTGCCGGGTTGCATATTTGGTTTGAGCCAAATGGCGTGTTAATTGTGGGCGGAGCCGATTATAGCAAGCCACCGGTAGCGACATTGTGTTGCATGAAAGACGGTAAGCGTAATAATTTTGAACAAGCCAATTTAACCTTTGATGTTTCCAATCGTTTCAGCGAGGTGACATTTTTAGCGCAGAGCCACGGCAAGCAAGGCACGGATAACAAAAATGACTTGAAATGGATCTATCAAGATGCGGAAATGACGACTTATAAGCCGAAAACCGTGGTGGTGTCTGATGTTGATAATTTAGAAGCCTTAAAAAAATGGGCGAAAAAGTATATTTCAGACAGTCAGTTAGAGGGATTTACCCTCACTATTGTTGTCCCCGATCATAAAATGCAAGATGGGACATTGTGGCAACCGGGACAACGAGTACATATCATCTGTGAAGAATATGACATTGATGCCATCTTTTTCTTGATGGGGCGGCGTTTTAGCTTAAGTCGCCATAATGGCACACAAACCGAGCTACGGTTTAAGCAAGATGGTATATGGACACCGGATGCTTATGAGGCAAAAGCGGAAAAAGCCCGTAAACGTAAAGGCAAAAAAGGCAAGAAGAAAAAATCAGAGGGCGATTTGATTGCAACTGATGGAAAAGGAGGCTGGGCAAAATGAGACGATTAACCCAAGCTATTCAGCAAAGAACACAGAATGCCATCAGTGATATTCGCCAAGCCTTTCGTGGTGTGTTGAATTTAGTTAAAAGTGCGGACAATATTCAGAAAGTGCAAGTATCCGGTCTTGCGGATGAAACATTGCAAGATGTGGAGCTGATGCAACATTTTGGTTTTACGTCCGTACCGCCGGCTAACACGCAAGCGGTGATTTTACCCATGGGCGGCCAAACCAGCCATGGCATTGTGATTGCCACTGAAAATGGAGCTTTCCGGGTAAAAAGTCTGCAAGGTGGCGAGGTGGCAGTGTATGATGAAAGTGGCTCAAGCATTATCCTGAAAAAAGGACGACTCATTGAAATTGATTGTGATGTGTTAAAAATTAAAGCGACAAGTAAGGTAGATATTTCAAGTCCGCTTGTGGAAACGGATCAGGTATTTACTGCACAGGGACAAATCAATGGCAATGGAGGGATGGCCGTGCAAGGTGGCAGTGGTGCTAGTTTCACCGGCAATGTTGAACAAAAGGATGGTAATTTTACCACGAGCGGTGATGTAAAAGCCGGTTCGGTATCCTTAAAAGATCATAAACATCCCGGTGATAGCGGCGGTATGACCGATAAACCTCAATAACACCTTAAAAAGGCGGTGTGGAACTCCCTCACCACCTTTTTTGTATTCCCATCTTTTAATCTGTCGTCATGGACAGAGAGATCAGCCCGCTTACTGGGGACTATACCAATAAACAAATCAGTACGCTACAAAACGCAGCGTATATCAGGTTGACTACGCCTTTAGGCTCTTGGTGGGCAGATGGGCGTGTAGGCTCTCTGCTCCACCTTATTCCAAGAGAAAAAGATTTATCCCGTGTGGGGTTGATTGCCCAACAATATGCCGAAGAAGCTTTGCAGCCTTTGATTGATGACGGGCGTGCAGAAGAAATTATTGTTAACCATACTCAACCTCATGACGGGAAAGTGATTCTTGATATTTCCATTCGTGATAACCGGGGCGATACCTATCATTTTAAACACCCCGTAAGCGTGATTTAAATGGGGTTTAAACAATGTTTATCGTACCGAGTTTAGATGATATTCGTCAGGCCATTTTGCGTGATGTGAAATCACTTGAGCCACAAGCTGATGTGAGTGAGGACAGTGATTATTATGTTCGTGCAAGTAGTCTTGCTGCTGTGGCAGAAAACATTTATGCCCATCAAAAATGGATCATCAAACAATTTTTTCCCGATACCGCTGATACTGAATTTCTTGAAAAACACGCAGGCTTGCGTGGGATTCGGCGTAGAAACGCCACCTATGCAAGCGGGCGTGGTGCAACTATCATCGGTCAACCTGATGCCGTCATTAAAGCCGGGTTACAAATCAAAACAGAAGATAACCGTTTTTATGAAACCACAGAAAGTGCGGTCATTTCCCAAGAAGGTTTTATTGTTGTACCGGTGCGTAGCCTTGCCACAGGCGCTAATCAAAATATTAACCACGCAACGCCGGCCAGCTTTATGGCAGCACCCGTCGGGGTACAAACCGATTTGACCTTAAATGAGGTGATTGGGGCAACAGACGCAGAATCCGATGCCTCTTTGCTCGACCGTTTACTTGAGATTATTCGTCGTCCACCTGCGGGTGGCAATCGCTATGATTATCGCACATGGGCGTTATCAGTAGATGGCGTGGATGCCGCTTATGTCTATCCCTTACGCCGAGGCTTAGGCACGGTAGATATTGCGATCACCTCTAACAATAACATCCCTAGTGATGAAACGGTACAGCGTTGCCAAGAATATATTGATGATGTGCGCCCGGTGACGACAAAAGAAAGCAAAGTGGTGAAACCGGATGTCACGAAAGTCAATTTTACGATTCAGGTGAAAACAACGGGAGTGACATTAGAGGAAATCAAAACGGCTGTTTCGACCGCCCTTGCTGATTATTTTAATACGCTTATCCCCGGTGATGATTTGATTGTGTCGCAATGTGAAGCCGTGGTGAATAATCTTATTGGTGTAGTTGACCGTAAATTTACAACTCCGACAACAAACCGTAAGGCAGATGTCGTCAATAAAATTGAGTGGTTTAGGCTCGGAACAATCACTGTGACGGAGATGGAATAATGCAAGTTGAGCATAAAAAAGTGCTTTCGCAGCTCTATCCCCCAGTGTCCTATAACGTTAATGGTGAACGCTTTTTAGCGCAATGTGAAGTGGACGGCAACGCATTTGACCGCTTGCAACAAAGTGCTATTGAAATGCTAGGTGTTATTGAGCCTGCTACCTCAAATTCAATGCTCGCCGATTGGGAAAGGCTATGCGGGATTAAAACCGATTTTTCTAAAAACTATCAAGAGCGGGTTAAGCTGGTCATCGTCCAACTTAACGCCGTGGGTGGTTTGTCTATTCCTTATTTTAAGCATATTGCAGAAAGCATTGGCTATCAAATTGAAATTAAAGAATTTTCCCCGTTACAAAATGATTTACCTAATCCCGGTGATATTGTTCAGTTTCGTAATGAACCTAACGAAAACCTGATTTTTATGTGGCGGGTGGAGGTGTTAAACGGTGATGACAATATTGTGTATTTCCGTGCCGGTCAGTCATTTGCCGGTAATCATTTGGTTGAGTTTGGTGACCCTATCATTGAAGAATTTTTCAAAGATTTAAAACCGGCTCACACTTATTGCTACTTTGCTTATAGAGATAACTAAGATGAAGACTTTATTACCTGAAATTAATTCTGCCGACAAGCGTTTCCATAACGGTAATCCGGCAACGGGTGAACAAGGCACTCGTGTGACCGATACTTGGCTTAATGATGTACAAGATCGTATTCGTGATATACAAGAAGAAGCGCATTATGTGTTGCAACAGGCAGGATTTACCCCTAAAGCGGAAACGAAAACACAACTCTATCAAGCGATTGTGAAAATCATTGAGGATAATCGACAATCAGCTACAACCAAAAAATCAGGTATCGTACAGCTTAACTCCGCTACAAACAGCACGTCAGAAACCGAGGCGGCAACGCCAAAAGCCGTGAAAACTGCTTATGACAAGGGTGTTGATGCACTCAATAAAGCCAACGAAGTAGATAGCGCCACTCTCAAAAAAACAGGCAATCAAACCTTAAATGGTTATTTAAAAACCACCTATTCATCAAGTAGAGGTTGGGCTGGATATCAATTTGATGCCGCTCATGGTGTATGGCAACTTGAAGTTAATCCTGCTGCCGATACTGCGGGCAATCGCCGATTTAATATGAAATGGATGCCCAATAGCGGCACATCTGTTTATCTATCATTCCCTCATATTGGTGATAAAGGGGATATAGTCGCATATCAAAGTTGGGTAAATAACCTATTAAATGAGTTTAAAAAAGGCAATGATTACATCAAACGCATTGGAAACAACCACAACATCCAGTTACGCTGGAATGGCAATGGAAACCTTGATTTAAAAATTGATAACACTGAATTAGGCCAACTCCATTACACCAATCAACGATATGTAAGTGTGACAGCAAATGATGGCGCATATGCAGGCTTACATATCCAACGGAAAGGCTCATCAGGTAACTATTGGGCAAGAGCCGAGGCGCTCCCTGATAGACGATGGAAATTTGTCACCGAAGGTGGTGCAAGTGTCTTTATGAAAAATAAATCCGGCACGGTGGCATTGGTTGAAGATTTTACTCAAAATTTATCAGCTAACGGATGGACTAAATTACCTAACGGTTTATTAATTCAGTGGGCAAGTGGAAAAGGTAGCACTAAAAATAATTTCCCAATTGCGTTTAGACAAGTGTTTTCAGTGGCGGCATCACAAACGTGTAATGGAGATGCTAATTACGATGTAGATATTTTTTACACCAACACCCAATTTTGGGGTCGCTATCAGACCGCTTACCGAGTGATTGCAATAGGCATTTAAGGATTTAATTATGATTTTTTATTCACCAAAAACAAAAGGGTTTTATGTATCTGAAATCCATGGCGATGATATACCCAGCGATAAGATTGAGATTCCGGCTGGTGAATATCAGGCTTTATTAGATGGTCAAGAACAAGGTTGGCAAATTACTGAAAATGAGAAAGGAAAACCAATATTGGCTGTGCCTGCGCCGAGTAAATATCACAACCTAAAAAACGGAAAGTGGGAAATCACACCGGAAAAACTAACCGTACTTTTGAACGAACAACGAGCTTTGATGTGGGAAAAAATCAAGCAGAAACGCTATGACAACCTAAGAGGTGGCGTGTATGTAAAATCTATCGGCAAGTGGTTTCACAGCAACGACGAAAGCCGTCAGCAATACACCTTTTTACGCACATTAGACGCACTACCGCCGAATTTGATGTGGAAAACCATGGATAACAGCTTTGTGGAAGTCACTAAAGCGATTTTAGATGAGCTGTCATTGCAAATGATTTTAGACGAGCAGGTGGATTTTATGAATGCGGAACGGCATAAAGCCCTTATGGAACAAGCGGAAAATCCACTTGAGTATGATTTTAGTTCAGGTTGGGTGAAAACATTTGCGGAGGCAGGCAATGAATAAGGTTTATTTGGCATTTTATAAACACAAACGTTCATGGCGTAAAGAGCCGTTTAAGGCGCTTGCCGATGCGGTCACCCGCTTTTTTACAAAGGGCATTTACAGCCACTGCGAAATCGCTGTGCAACGCACCGAATTTACTCACGGCCATCATTATGAGCATCAAACCGTGTGGGATTGCTACTCATCATCAGTCCAAGACGGCGGTGTCCGCCTAAAACAGATTGATGTGAGCGATAGCACCAAATGGGATTTAATCCCACTCAATAATGTCACCGAGGAGCAAATCAAAGCCTATTTTGACCGCACTTCGGGCGCAAAATATGACTGGTGGGGTGCAATTGGTATTGCGTTAGGCATCAAGCAAAAAAGGAGTAAATATTTTTGCTCGGAATGGTGTTTTAACGCACTCAAAAATAGCGAAGAGGGTTGGCGTTTTAGCCCGAATCAGTTGGCGGCGATGTATCAAGGAGGCAAGCATGCCGGAAAAACATGATATTGCCCTTTATCGGGGGGATGATACAGAGATAACCGTATCCATCACCGATGATGACGGGGCGGCATTGCCATTAGAGGGCTTGCGGGCAGATTTGCACGCTCTCGCTAATCGTGAGGTGGTGTTGCGGTTATCAACCGATGATGGCTCTATCAGCATCGAAAATAACGACATCACCTTGCATTTTAATCACGATTTAACCGCACAGGCCAAGTGGAAATCGGCTAAGTACGATTTACAAATTACCGATGCACAAGGCAAGGTCAAAACCTTATTGGCAGGCACTATCACCCTGACAGCGGACATCACCAAAATCTAGGAGCACATTATGCGTAAGATGTGCGTGCAGGTAAAACAATCCAACAATCAAAACATCACTATCAAGCCAAAATCAACACCCAAAGTTGAGGTAAAAATCAACGCCACCGAAATCACAAAGTGTGATGAGGTAGATTTGACACCCTTACCAGACTTTGTTGAACATTGGTTACATCATGGGTAAAAGAGGTAAAAATGTTAGAAAAAAATCCAATCTTTATTGCACTAAAAAAAATTGCTACCGATGTTTTTAGTGTTAAGCAAAAAATCGGAGCAACCACCGAACTTAGTACCATCAACAAAACTGTCGTTGGAGCTATCAACGAGATTGCAAGTCGACCGACTGCCACAAGTGGCATCACCGAAGAACAGGCTCGAAACATTGCTAAAGCGGAAGTGTCTGCATTGGTTGATGGAGCGGATACCGCTTTGGACACCTTTGCGGAAGTAGGTGAACGGCTTAAATCCGGTGAGAGTGCGGCAACGGCATTACTGACCGAAGTGTCAGTAGTCAAAACAAGGCTCACCACATTGGAAACGGCCAATAGCGGCTTTGAAGAGCTACCAAAGGTGATTGAGCGTATCTTAAGTACGGGGGCTTAATGTGTATCAATCTATTTTAGATGCGCTAAAAAAAATTGCGTTAGAGGTCTACCGCCTCAAAGCGCAACAATCTAATGGCACAACCGGGGCAACGGCTACGCCACGACATAGGCCTTGTGCCTTTGCAGTGGATAGACAAGCCTCTACCTGTGTTATCCATTTTGATAATGGATGCACCTTACCCATACCGCCCACTTACTCCCGAATCTATCCCTACTCACCTCACAAAGGCGAGCCTTATGGGGCAGCGGCGGGTTCACCGAGTGAGTATGACCCGATTTTAACTATTTTATGGTTAAGCCGAGGGTTAATCACACTTTCGGATTTATCCGGGCTAAATGGGATATCTCGTTTTGTGGGAGTAGATTGGGTTGTACAAAACCCGGTTCAAGACCCGGCTCAATTTAACTGGTCTAGAGCAATGTTCAGCAATACCGACACCAGTGGCCCGTCGAAGCGGGGACAACCGTTTTTCTTACGGACATTGTATGCGTTGGGGATTGTCAATGAGCAGACCGCACTGGATTTAGGGGCGGTTAAGATTTAAAAAAGTGAAGACGGCGACACGGTAGGTGCGGTAACACCTGCCGTGCCAGCTACGCAAAGCTGCCTTGCATATAGCCATCTGCCGCCTGCCTCGCGAGGCGTGCGGATTTTAACAAAACCATTAAAAATGGGGAATGCTAATATGCAAAAACTAAAAGAAATCCGCTGTAAGTGCTGTAAAAAACTACTCGAACGAGCAGAAAATATACAACATTTAGAAATTAAATGTGTACGTTGTAAAACTTTAAATCAATTTAACAAGTAAGAGTATCGGAGCACCTTGAGTGCCGGAATGCCATAGGAGATTAACTATGGCAAATCAAAAAATCTTTAAACAAGCCCCTCTACCATTTGTCGGTCAAAAACGACAATTTCTAAAACATTTTGAGCAGGTCTTAAATGACAATATCCCCGGTAACGGTGATGGTTGGATAATTATTGATGCCTTTGGCGGGTCAGGGTTGCTAAGCCATACAGCAAAACAATTAAAACCTAAAGCTCATGTCATCTATAACGATTTTGACGGTTATGCAGAGCGATTAGCGCATATTGACGATATCAACGCATTACGCTCTCAACTTTATGCTACAGTTGATAACGCTACGCCAAAAAACAAGCGAATGACGAAGGAATGTAAGGCAAAATGCGTCAAAATCATTCAAGAGTTTGATGGATATAAAGACTTAAACAGCTTGGCAAGTTGGTTATTATTTAGCGGTAATCAGGTCAGCACACTTGATGAACTATTTAGTAAAGACTTTTGGCACTGCATTCGACAAAGTGATTATCCAAAGGCTAACGGCTATTTAGAGGGCGTAGAGGTAATTCGAGAGTCATTTCATACACTGCTTCCTAAGCATTCTGATAACCCGAAAGCGTTGTTTGTGTTAGATCCCCCTTACCTTTGTACGAAGCAAGAAAGCTACAAGCAAGCAAGATACTTTGACTTAGTTGATTTTCTTCGATTGATACATTTAACAAGACCGCCGTATTTGTTCTTCAGTAGCACTAAGTCCGAATTTATCAGGTTTATTGACGCAATGGTGAGTGATAAGTGGGATAATTGGCAGGCATTTGAGGAGTATCAACGTATTACATTACAGACAAATGCAAATTACAACGGCCGATACGAAGATAATATGGTTTATAAGTTTTAACCTTTAAAATTTAAACGCCCTTTAATGATGATTTAAAGGGCGTTTTTGGTTATTGTAATGGTCATTTATTTTGCATAAAAGTTGGAAGAGGCTTATGCAAAATAAAACCCTATTTTATGCAAAAATTTTGGCGAATTTATACAAACCTCGCCAATTCACATCACTATCCTCTATCCACAAACCAAAAAAACCGCTAAAAATGTCCGCGCTGCCATTGATTTCTTAGTGGAAAAATGGGCTATGGGATGGTAGAAATTATCTAAAAATCATTTTTAGACAAAACTGTTATCAATACAAAAGGAAGCGAATTGCTTCCTTTTTAAATTGTAGAAATAGAGATTTTTACAGCCATTTTTGAAGGCTGCTATTAAGCCGCTTTATGCAAACCCAGTGTGCCGTCATCTTCCATTTCTTTTGCAACACCCACGATTTCTGCAACTTTATCTCCTTCTTTAAAGAAGACAAAACCCCCGTTTTCCATTTTAGTCCAAGGCTCATCTTTGGTAAGGGGAAAGGTGGTAATGATGGTAACTTTATCGCCTTCTTTCGCATAATCATTAAAATCAATTACGCCATCATCATCAATGCGATGTGCCTTGCCAAAAGGGGCTTTACGGGTGAGATAATGTAAATTCGTTGAGCAATGGGCGATCATCCATTCGCCATTGGAAAGAATAAAATTGAAAGTTCCATGGGTGACAAGCTCCTTTGTTACCTCTTGAATAGCTTCGAAAATTTGCATTTCTGTCGGTTTTTTACGGAAACGGTTTTTCAAATATTCCGCCATATAACAAAAGGCGGCTTCGGAATCCGTCGAGCCGATAGGCTGGCAAAAACTTTCCGACATATCCGGTAAATCTTTTAAATTGCCATTATGAGCGAATACCCAATTCTCTCCCCAAATTTCACGGATAAAGGGATGGGTATTTTCAATATTCACTTCACCCTGTGTCGCCTTACGAATGTGGGCGATAACATTGAGAGATTTAATTTTATACTGTTTTACACAATCCGCTATAGGAGAAAGGGAAGCCGGACGATTATCACGAAAAATACGTACACCGCGCCCTTCAAAAAACGCAATCCCAAAACCGTCGGAATGACAATCGGTTAAACCTGCACGACGGCGAAAACCTTCAAAGGAAAATACAATATCCGTTGGAGTATTACAATTCATTCCGAGTAATTGACACATAAAATCCTTCTAAAAAACAATTCATTAAATAACCCTATAATGCGTGCAGATTTAACACCATTACAAGGTTAATTTCAAGAGAAGTGCGGTAAGATTTTTAGACAAAAATGTTACATAAAATAACGGGAAACTATTTATATAATTTATGGTACATTTTTCTTAATTCCGGCAACTCACCAATTTTTTCTTTGGCTTCGTTAAGTTTATTTTGGTTAGCGAGCTCTGCAGCCTCTTTTGCCACATCAATCACCTTTTGCAAGCCTTGTTGATAGCCCGAAAACTGCGATACATCGCCTTCCCATTTTGGCGGCTGTGTCACTTTAGATTTTTCTGCCGCCTCAATAAAGGCTGTCATATTCTGTTGAAATTCCTCAACAGAATTCGCCCGATTAGCAAAATTTAAACGTTGTGCCATCACCATCATTTCATCACGAAGATTAATATGCTCTGAAGCAAAAATTGAAGTGGTGAAAAGAGAGAAAATAAATAATGCGAAAAGTTTTTTCAT